GCCGATAAGCTAGCTACCGTAGCCAAAGAGTCGTTTATTAGCCGGTTGCGGGAGCAGGCAGAAACTCAGGGTAAAACTAACTCAGAGATTTTAGCCTATAAAGCCGCTCAATTAGGTGCCACCCAAGAGGCCGCACCATTCATTGCAAGTCTCAAGCAGCAAGAAAACGCTTGGAAGAGCAGCACCATCTCGGCAGGCCAATACCGCCAAGCAATGCGCCAGCTCCCTATGCAGATCACCGACGTTGTAACGTCACTCGCATCTGGTATGCCTATCTATATGGTAGCTATACAGCAGGGTGGGCAGATTAAAGATTCTTTCGGCGGGATCGGGAACGCGGCAAAGGCTTTAGCTTCTCAACTAACCCCAATGCGGTTATTAGTCGGAGGGATCACTACAGCAGCCATAGCGCTTAGTGTTGCTTACTATCAAGGAGCCCAAGAAAGCACAGAGTTTAACAAACAGCTGATCCTAACTGGCAATTACGCTGGCGTGACCACTGACCGCCTTAATGAAATGGCTAAAACGATAGCCAAATCAGGCGGAACGCAGGGATCCGCCGCATCGGCGCTGGCTAAGGTTGTTGGCACTGGCGCTTTTGGCGCTAACCAGCTGGAAAGCGTTACACGCTCGGCGCTGGCTATGGAGAAGGCCACCGGCCAATCAGTAGACGCCACGATAGAGAACTTCAAGCGGTTGAAGGAAGATCCATTGCGCGCGGCGCATGATTTAGACAAGCAATTGCACTTCCTGACCGCTACGCAGTTGGAAAGCATCACCAAGCTATCGGAAACGGGGAATGTAACGGCAGCTGCCCGCGTGGCTATGGATGCTTACGCAGACACAATGCAGCAGCGCGCGGCAGATGTTACCGATAGTCTCGGATATTTAGAAACTGGCTGGAATAGCATCAAAAGCATTGCTTCAAGCGCTTGGGATGCGATGCTGGGCGTAGGCCGTGAAGATACTATCGAAGACAAGATCGAACGCTTACAGAAAGCATCCAAGGCGCGCGCGCTAGGTATGGCTGATGTAAATGTGGGCGTAGATACTAGCGCCGAGATTGCTACACTTCAGGAGGAAAAATTTCAACGCGATATAAAAGTCGCCAAGGATAAAGCGGAACAAAACGAACAGGATCGCCAAAAGCGTGAATATAATGCTACCCAAGCATTGAATAAGAAATACGAAACTGAGAAAGAAAAGCACCTACGGACAATAAGAGAAATAGAGAATGGCTTTGCAACAAAGGAAGCTAAAGACACCGCGATAGCACGAGAAAATAAAAGATTTGCAGAATCCCAAGCTCGTAAGACAAAAAAGCCAAAGGCCGAAAAAGCCTTTACTGATGATGCCGCTACAAAGGAGTTAGCAGCCAGCCAACAGCGGCTAGCTGTTTTACGTGGGCAATCTTCAATCACTGACAAAATGACGCAGCAAGAAAGCCGCTTGCTTGAATTTAATCAGCAGATTGCAGACCTGAAAAGCAAATCCATTCTAACCGCCGATCAAAAGTCTTTGCTTTCGCGTGAAAGCGAAATCCGCGCAAGCCTTCAGCTTGAAGCAAATATCGCCAAGGAGAACGCGCAGCGCGATAAAGCCGTAAAGTCTATGAAGACGATGAGCGATTACGCTAAAGAGATTGAAGAGCGTAATAAGCAAGCGGAGAAGAGTTTCGGGAAAACCACGAAGGGAACGCAGCGTGAAGCGCAAGAATCGCAGCTAAATAAGACCTACAACAAATCACTAGAGGGTATTACCGATACGGCTCAGCTAGAAAAAATCACAGCCGAATATAACAAAGCCAAAGAGGAACTATATAAGGGATTTAGTGAGGCCGATGCTCGTGATCTGGACTTTGTTGGCGGGTTAAATCTCGGCATCGCCCAGTTTGCCGAAAATGCTCTTAATGTATTTCAGTCAACTGCACAGATAGGCCAAACCACAATGCAGGGCCTTTCAGACATGGCGACTGAAATGGCAACGACCGGCAGGGCAAATATTAAGGAGTTTGGAACATCAATCCTTAAGATGATTTTGCAGGTTATAAACCAGATGCTGGTGGCTTACGCGGTTCAGGCGGCGCTTGGATGGGCTGGCATGGGTTCCGCTTCAAAGGGGGCTGGCAATAATCCTGGCTCGGTTCCGATGGGGCTTAAATCTCTATCTAGTCACGCAGTGGGTGGATATACGGGTGATGGTGATAAGTATGAACCAGCCGGAATTGTGCATCGTGGTGAGTTTGTTTTTACAAAAGAATCAACCAGCCGGATCGGGACGGATAATCTTTATGCATTAATGCGCGGCTACGCAAATGGCGGGGCAGTTGGTGGCCCATCAATGAGTCGCGCCCCTATGTTTGGCTTAACTGGCGGCTCTGGTGCTGGTGGCGTTGCCGTTGATTTAAGCGGTATGAATATTGTCGTTCAAGGTCAGCAACAGCAACAGAACGGTAGCCCTCAGCAAAATCAGGCCATTAGCCAAGCAGCAAAAAATGAAGTGATAGCGATTGTCTCTCAGCAGCTAGATAGGGCTTTGGGTCAGTCAGGTCGCATAACAACCGCAATACAAAAAAAGGTAGGTCGATAGGCTGTTTTCTGCGTCACAAAATAAAATACAGATCAATTACTTCAATGAATAGTGGTGATAGGATGTCGCCACTTTTTAGCAAGGAATGGTAAACGTGAAAAAATCAATTGCATTAATCCTAGTTTCCGTATCACTAATGCTCTCTGGGTGCGCATCCATTGTTGGTGATAATGCGCAAAGCATAAATGTTAATAGTGATCCAAGCGGGGCGAATTTTGTAATTAAGGATGATAACGGAAAGGCTGTAAGCCAAGGAACTACCCCAGCTAGCATTTCATTGCAAAAATCAGATGGTAGTTATTTTGGCAAGAAACAATACAACATTACTTTCTCAAAAGATGGTTATTCACCAGTAACACTGCCGATAAAATCAAATGCTAATGGCTGGTATATTGCTGGTAACTTATTATTTGGTGGCTTGATAGGATGGTTTGCTGTCGATCCGTTTAATGGCGGAATGTATACGCTTAACCCAAAAGAGACAAACGCCATATTGGCTACAAAGCCTAACCCTATCGTGCAATAGGAATAATAAAAAATGAAAAAAATAATATTTTTGCTTGTCGGGGCGCTTTTGCTAAGTGGCTGCATGGCTACTCCTTCATTAACAGAAACCACCTCTGCGAATTATGGTCAATTACCAAGTGATTATAAAGAGATGATACAAAATGATATTAGCTACGCACTTAAAGATCCAGATTCAGCAAAATACGAATTCGGTGAGCCTAGAAAGGCTTATTTGCAAGGTGGGATAGCGGAAAATTTTAAAATGTATTACGGTTGGGTGATCCCTGTCTCAGTAAATGCAAAAAATAGTTATGGTGGTTATACTGGATTTAAAAAACGCTATTACATGTTTAGCAATGGGCAAATATTTGATGCAACGCTAAAATTTAATTCAGGATATGCAAAACCGATTTAATTAGTAACAGTTATAAAAAATATTAGTTACTACAGATAAATATAAGCCCACTTAGGTGGGCTTTTTGTTGCCTAAAACCTCTTCAGCCACTCTATCTAGTATCGTTTTTATCTTTTCCATATCTAGCTGATCTTTATCGACTGCACCCTTACCAGAAATGGCGTCTTGAAGTATTTGTATGATTTCCGAGTTCATCGATCTGCCATTTTGTTTGGCTCTTTCTGCTATGGCATCACGCAATCCATCAGGCATCCTGACAGTAAATCTTTCAACAAAAGCTGGGTTTTCTTTATCGGTCATTTTCTTCAGCCATAATTATTTGTGCAAAATACAGTAGCATCATATTGACATCATCCACAATGACATCATAATGGTGTCAGGCATCAAAATGATGTCACACATAAAAGGAGAGGGTAAATGCAAGATGTACTTTATACCGGACGCAAGAACGATAGTTTCCAGCTTCGCTTGCCTGAACGCATGAAAGAAGAGATTCGCCGCATGGCAGAGATGGATGGTATTTCAATTAACTCTGCGATTGTGCAGCGCTTGGCTCGTTGCCTGAGAGAGGAGAGGGCGAATGGTCAGTAAAAATGGCGAAACCCCGCAGCGCGCTAACACAAACGGGGTTTCTAAGTCAGTAACCGTATGCAAGGAAACCAACATGAACAGTATACAGAACAAAGAATTAACTTTCCACAATACCAACTTCTCCTACATGGAGATGGCAGGGCAAATCTGGCTGACAGCCGCAGAAGTTGGTGAAGCGCTTGGGTACTCTGATGATAAAGCAATCCACCGTCTTTATCGCAAACATGCAGATGAATTTACAGTGAATATGACAGGGGTGGTTAAAGTGACCACCCCCGGTGGAGTACAGGATTCTCGAGTTTTCTCACTTCGCGGTGCCCATCTAATGGGTATGTTTTCACGCACCACGGTTGCCAAAGAGTTCCGCCGCTGGGTGCTGGATATTCTGGATCGCGAAGTGGCGCAGGGGAACGTTAACCCAGCTTTCGATTTTGAGATGCACGCAAAGAATATGACAGTTGCTCGCAAGCATTTTAAGTTTATCTATGAAGCATGGTGTCATCAGCTAGATCCAGCACTGAGGGCTATAAACTCGCCTGTAGCGGCTGAATTGGTTGATCACCTCAAATCTCTGGGTTCATTAACTTATGGGATACACCTTGGACTTGAGAGAGCGGAGAAAAGCAAGCCAACTCACTGATTTATGCGATGGCGCATAAAGAAAAACCGCCAGTGTGGAGCTGGCGGCTTACATCAACTAATGATTGGAGTCTTATATGCAACAATCAACATCAACTGCTGTAAATGTAGCAAACTATTTACCTACTGTCGATCCTGATACTTTTCCAGTAATTGAATGGAAGGGAGTTCGGGTGGTCACTACTGAGACACTGGCTGCTGGCTACGGTACAGATGAAGTAAATATCCGTAATAACCTATCTAGAAACCTCGATCGCTTCGAAGATGGTAAACATTATTTCCTTTTGACTGGCTCAGAGTTGAAGGAATTCAAGAACAGAGTAACTGATGGTTACTCTGTTGGTAAGCGAGCTAGGTCAATCACGCTGTGGACAGAGAAGGGCGCGGCGCGTATGTCAAAAATTGTCGATACGGATGAAGCGTGGTACTTCTTTGAGCGCTTGGAGGATTCGTATTTTAGACCAGCGCCAATATCAGGCATTCCACTTACTTATGAGGAAGCTCTGGAAGATTTGCTAGCAAAGGTGAAAGAGAATCGCATTATCACTGAGCAGCGTGATCGCGCTGTAAAAGAAAAGCGCTGGATTTCTGAGAAACGTGAAGTTACTGCAATGACTACGGCATCTATTGCAGTCCGTGAGAGGAATAATCTCGCGGAGAGACTTGGTGAAGGTAAGAATTATGCGGCAATCATCCCAGTAGAGAAGAAACTGGGTAAGAAGTTCAAATGGCAGCCACTTCGTAAGTGGTGTCGAGAGAATGAGGTAATACCGCATGAGGTAGAGGATCCGAGATTTGGAACAGTTAAGTCGTGGCCTAGAGCAGCTTGGTTAGCTGTGTACGATGTCGATTTACGCAAGATTTTTTAATCGGCGGAAAAGTCCGCCAATCGGCCGAAGTTTCGGCCAATAAAGAATTTAACCTGCTTCGGCGGGTTTTTTGTTGCTAGGAGAAAATGAAATGGCTATCGAAACATTTACATGGCGAACTCAGGGGCAGCCAGAGGGGTCATTTAACCAGCGCGTTAGGGTTGCAAAGTTCGGCGATGGTTACGAGCAGGTAGCCGCGGATGGCATCAATCCAGAGCAACAAACGTGGTCATTAAGCTTTAACGGGATAGAGAAAGAGATGATCCCGATACTTTCCTTTCTTAGGCGGCACGTTATCAAGTCTTTTATTTGGACTCCGCCATATGGTGAGCGGGGGCTTTACCGCATCGCTAGCGATTCAATCAAGGCTACACCGATTGGCGGTAAAACAATGACTGTATCAGCAACGTTCGAACAGGCATACGCGCCGTAAGGTGCATCATATAAATTAATCAGGCTGCCTTCTGGCGGCCTTTTTTATGGAGTAAATATGGGTATTGCTAATGACGTACAGAAACTTGAACCGGGCAACCGAATTAGATTGATTGAGGTCGATGGCGACGAATTTGGCGCGGGTATTTTGCGTTTTCATAACGATAACATCCCACATACGCCAGCTGAGATTGCGGCGGCTGGTGGTGACGAGTCTAAATTAAAAGCCAAATCCATATGGTGGCAAGGTAAAGAGTATGGTGCGTGGCCATGTGAACTCACAGGACTCTCATATTCAACCGATGGCAGCGCAGCAGAGCCAAAACTCACGGTAGCCAACATCGACGGTACCATTGGATCCATGTGTCTTGCTTATCAAGATATGGTTAAAGCAAAAGTAACCGTTCACGAAACGTTTAAACATTACTTAGATGCGCGAAATTTTCCAAATGGAAATCCAGAGGCCGATCCCGAGCAGGAATTCACGCAGGTTTTTTTCATAGATAGCCGCAGTGGCGAAAATGATGAAATGGTAGAGTTCACGCTAAGCAGCCCGATCGACTTGCAAGGTCTGCGCATTCCAACACGACAAATCCACTCTATTTGCCAGTGGTCAATGAATAATGAATACCGTACCGGTATTGGGTGCTCATACGCAGGACAGAATGGCGCATTCACTATGGATGACAAGCCAACGGATGACCCGAGCAAAGACGCGTGTCCAGGGCTTTTGTCATCGTGTAAATTGCGCTTTGGGGAAAATAACGAATTGGATTTCGGTGGTTTCCCTGGCAGTTCCTTGATACGGAGATAGCTAGATGCAAGAGAAAATGGTAGCCGCAATCATGGCCCACGCCCAGCAATCCTACCCGTTAGAGTGTTGTGGTGTGGTTGCTCAGAAATCCCGCGTAGAACGTTATTTCCCTTGCCGTAATATCCTCCTGCCGAATGAGAACAAAAAAGAAGGGCCAGAATACGGTTTTATTCTGTCGCCGGAGGACTACGCAACGGCGGAAGACTGGGGAACGGTCACTGCTATTGTGCATAGCCACCCTGATGCCACTACTCAGCCCTCTGAGCGCGATAAAAACCTGTGCGATGAAACCAACCTACCTTGGGTTATCGCATCATGGCCGGAAGGGGACGTAAGAACAATTTACCCGCGCGGCGACAGGCCATTAATTGGACGTCAATTTGACCTTGGTCACGCTGATTGCTGGTCACTGATTCGCGACTATTTCCGCATGAAGCATGGGATTGAACTGCCCAATTACAGTGTTGAATATCCATGGTGGGAAGACGGGTACGAAGAAAACTTTTATCAAGATTGCTGGTATGAATGCGGCTTTCGTGAGTTTGAAGGCCCTGCGCGCGAAGGCGATATGATCATGATGCAAGTGCAATCCAATAAATGGAGCCACGCTGGGATACTGGTTGAGGATGGAATGTTATTACACCATATGTATGGGCGGCTTAGCCAAAGAGTTCCGTACGGCGGCTATTGGGTCGAACGCACGATGAAAATCGTTAGATATAAGGATTTGATGTGATGAGCGAATTAGATGAAGAATTAAAAACCATTCGGCTCTACGGTGTTTTGGGTAGCACGTTTGGTCGAGTGCATCGGCTTGCGGTCAAAACACCGAAAGAAGCGGTAAAAGCGCTATCAGTCATTATCCCAGGCTTTGAGTCCTTCATGAATTCCTCCGCCCAACGTGGCTTGGAATACGCCATCTTTAAAGGAAAGAAGAATATAGGTGAAGGTGAGCTGTCCGATAATTCAGGAAGCCTAGAAATACGCATAGCTCCAATAATCACAGGGAGTAAGCGCGGAGGTGTATTTCAGACTATTCTTGGTGTGGCTTTAATTGCTGGTGCTATTGCATTAGGGCCCGTGGGCTTTGGTGTGATAGGTGCCACTGCGGCATGGAATACGGCACTAATTGGTGCGTCTATGGCTATCGGTGGTGTCATGCAGTTGATCGCTCCACAGCCTACCGGTTTATCAATGAGGGAAAGCCCTGATAACAAGCCATCGTATGCTTTTGGTGGCCCTGTGAATACCACGACACAAGGCAATCCGGTTGGTGTTCTTTATACGCAGGACAATAACCGTGAAATCGGTGGTGCGATAATTTCAGCGGGTATTTACGCAGAAGATCAGCAATAGAGTTATAGGATTGAATAGGCTGCCTTCGGGCGGCCTTTTTTATGCGAGGAATTATGCAATTAATCCAAGGCAATAAAGGCGGTGGCGGTAGCAGTCGTCAACCTTCAGAGTCACCAGATAGCCTGCAATCGGTAGCCAGAGCAAAAATCCTTTTAGCACTAGCGGAGGGTGAATTGGGTGGGGCGCTGGATGGCAAACACATCTACCTCGATGGGACTCCAATCATAAATCCTGACGGGAGCGATAACTTTCCCGGAGTTACGTGGGAATATCGCCCTGGTACGCAGGCGCAGACGTATATCAAAGGAATCCCAAGCGTAGAAAATGAAATCACGGTTAACACCGAATTAAAAAAATCACAGCCGTGGATCCGCGCCATTAACAACACGCAGTTATCTGCTGTTCGTATTCGCCTTGGGTTTCCCGCACTCCAAGAGCAAAAAGATAACGGTGACTTGGTAGGTTATAAAGTTCAATACGAAATCGATTTATCCGTAGATGGCGGGGCCTATGAGACAGTATTAAAAACGGCGGTAGATGGCAAAACTACAACGCTTTACGAGCGTAGTCATCGCATTAACCTACCTAGGGCTAATACCGGATGGCAAGTGCGCATTCGACGCATCACCGCCGACTCTACGAGTGCAAAAATAGCCAGTAAGTCAATGATTGAAGCTATCGCGGAGGTTATTGACGCCAAATTACGCTATCCGAATACGGCATTATTATTTGTTGAATTTGATTCTAGGCTTTTCTCGAACATCCCTAAAATCAGTTGCCGACCAGAGGGAAGGTTAATCCGCGTTCCAACCAGTTATGATCCAAGAACAAGAACCTATGCTGCGAGCTGGGATGGAACTTTTAAATTTGCCGTTAGCAACAATCCTGCGTGGGTTCTTTTTGATTTAATTATTGAAAAGCGATTTGGACTTGGTCGCCGGCTGGGTATTGCGCAGGTTGATAAATGGGAGCTTTACCGTATCGCTCAATATTGCGATCAGTTGGTACCGGATGGCCGCGGTGGGGATGGAATGGAGCCTCGCCATATGTGCGACGTATATATCCAATCGCAAGCCGATGCCTTTACAGTGCTGCGTGATATAGCAGGCATCTTCCGTGGTATGACCTCATGGATGAACAACCAACTTTCAGTTATTGCGGACATGCCAAGGGATGTGTTCCGCAACTTCACACATGCCAATATCATTGGAAAGATTAACTACACAGGCGGCAGCCAGCGCAATCGCGTTACCCAGGCATTAATCAGTTGGTCAAACCCTATAACCAACTATCAGGACGAGATTGAGGCTGTTTCTGATATTGACCTAATGCGTCGGTATAGTGTGAATCAAATTGAATTATCAGCGATTGGCTGCACTCGCCAAACCGAAGCTAGGCGCAGGGGGTTATGGGCCATACTAACCAACAGCAAGGATGGTGCCGCTAGCTTCACTACTGGGCTAGAGGGACAGTTACCTATGCCCGGTTATATTATTGGCCTTCCTGACCAGCGCAGAGCTGGGCGCGTCTACAGCGGGAGAGTCTCTGCTGTAAATGGCAGGAACATTAAATTAGACCGCAAGCCAGATACCAAGGAAGGAGATCGCCTGCAGGTCAATTTGCCATCTGGTTCATTGCAATCTCGCACAATAACCGCCGTAAATGGTTACATTGTCACTGTTTCAACCGCCTATAGTGAAACGCCAGAACCGGAGGCGATTTGGGGTATTGAGGCTGATGACCTAGCCATTCAGTTATATCGAGTTATCAGCATTGAGGATAACAACGATAACACTTTCAATATTTCCTGTGTTGAGCATGACCCTGACAAATACGCCCGTATTGATACTGGTGCGAAAATTGATGATCGTCCGATAACGGTAATTCCACCAGGTGTACAGGCCCCGCCAGCTAATATTCAAATCACTAGCAATTCAATCGTTAGTCAGGGTATAGCGGTAACTACGATGCATGCAGGGTGGGATGCCGCACCCAATGCGATTGCTTATGTGGCTGAGTGGTGTAAGGACAATGGCAACTGGATAAGCATGCCACGCTCTTCCGTTACTGGCTTTGATGTTACAGGGATTTATGCGGGGCGTTATCGTGTTCGCGTACGGGCTATAAACGCTAGCGAAATATCATCGCCATGGAATACATCACTTGAGATAACACTAAACGGGAAAGAGGGTAAGCCACCGCTACCAGTTGGATTTAAAGCTGATCCGCTATTATGGGGTGTTTTGCTCTCTTGGTGGTTCCCATCCGGCGCTGACGACACTTTAAAAACTGAAATTCAATACTCCACAACCGATGGCGGTGGTGATGCCATGTTGCTTTCTGATATCCCTTATCCGCAGCGAAGCTATACGCAAACTGGATTAAAGGCTGGGCAAGAGTTTTGGTATCGCGCACGCCTTGTTGATCGTACTGGTAATCAGGGGGATTGGACGGGGTGGATCCGTGGGGCGTCAAACGGTAACGCGGGGGATTATCTGGATGGCATTGGGGATGAATTTTTAACCTCTGAAGATGGTGAGAAGCTAACCAGTGATATTGATACGAATATTGGAGGGATCATACAAAATGCGCTGGCAAATAACGCCACTGTAGAGCATCAGTGGGCACAATACGGTGAGGTTCGTGCAGATATTCTGGTAGTAAAGACAACGATTGCCGAAGTTGATAGGGCTATGGCCGAGATGAAAACTCAGGTTCAGGCGCAGTTTGAGGATGTGACCTCTGTCCTTGAAGACAAGCTAACGGCAACTGTAGATGCTGATGGTTCAACGGCAATTCATGCTCTTAAAGCTGGCGTTCGCATAAATGATGTTTTTTATAATGCAGGCATGTCGATAGCCGTGTTGGCACCTACAGGGAAACCAGTTGTTACTCGCATAGGGTTCA